GTCACTTTCGCGCTTTCGTCCTTGGCCTTTGCCGGGTCTTTCCACTCGGGGAGCTTGTCAAGCAGGGCTTGGTGCTCCGACTTCAGGTGGTCTTCCACGGCGCGGGATCGGTCGAACGACTCGACTTCTTCGATCTGCGATAGGTTCTGCTTGTTCTGCTGAAACGCCGCTTGCCTCTCGTCATAGAGGTGCTTTTGCTTCAGGAACTCCACAGGGTCCGATTCGCGGAGCGCGTGCCAGTCAATCTTTTGCTGCTCCTGCAGCACGGCGGCTAGCATCGCGTTGGCCTGCTGGAGGCCCTGCGCGTGTTTTTGCCGCTCTTCTCGCGCTTTGTTGGCCTCCTCCGTCGCAGCTTTGCGCTGCTCGGCGGTTTCCATCGTCTTGCGCGTGTAGTCAGCCTGCCTCAGTCCGTTCTTGTACAGGTCCGGCAGCTCAGACTTCTTGACTTCGACGCTCTTGCCATCGACTTCGATGGTGATCGTCTCGTCATTGGGCTGGGCCGGCTCCTGCACCGTCTCGGTTTCAGTCGCGGCTTGGGTGGCTTCGGGAGACTCTTGCGGAGTCTCGACCTCGGCTGGGGTTTCGGCTGCTTGCGCGGCCGGTTGTTGCTCCTGCTCCTGCGCGGGCTCCGCGCCAAACAGGACTGCCGCCTCACGAACGCTGAGGCTTGCGTTGGATGCCGTTTCGGGCGTGTCCATGGTCTTCCTTCGGGTCGTCTCGCGACGATGCCGTTGCACCAAACAAAAAGGCTCCCGAAGGAGCCCTTTAAGGCGGGGGTGCTGTTCCCGCGTTAACCAATGTTGATGCGCTCGCCCGTGCTCAGCACATATCCGGCCGGTCCAACCTCAGTGCGGATGCCGCCGAACTTGTCGCTGTCCACGATGCCGCTCGCCTCGGGGTGCACGACACAGGCGATGCGCCGCTCCCACGAGTTGAGACTGTGGATTAGTGCGACGTGTTCATCCCAAGAAAGCGCCGCGCCTCCTGCTGCATCGTCGGGTTGCTGTGCTGCAGGTTCACCAGCGCCAGCTTGCCCGAGTCCACCGTCTGCGACAGGGCTGCCTTGATCTTGTGCAGCATCGTCAGCGCCAGGAACAGCTTTTCGCGGCCTTCCGCGTCTCTTTGGGGCGAGTTCTTCCATGCTTGTGTCAGTTCCTCGTCAATGGCATCGAAGGCGGCGGCGAACTCTTCGTTCTCCAGCACCTCTCGGGCGCGGTTGCCGCGATGAATGCGTTGTTCTTCGGTCATTCGGTGGCCGCGTCAGACGCGCTTTCCTGCTCGGGGGTCAGCGTCGATTCGGCCGTCACTTGCGCCGCGTCAATCTTGCTCTGCGCCTGAATGCGGGCGATCTCCAGCTGGATCTGCGCCTGCATCTGGGCCTTCTCACGCTCCAGCGTCATCTGCTGCTGCGTCTTGAACTGCTCAAGCTGCATTTCCATCTGCATGCGGGCCTGCTGCTGCTGCGCCTCGACCTCCTGGCGGTTGCGATCCACTTCGGCTTGCATTTGCATGCGCTCGCGCTCAAGTTGCACTTCCGCCTGCTTGGCCTGAGCGTCTGTCTGCGCTTTCACTTGCGCTTTCATCTGCTCAATCTGCATCTGGCCCTGCATCGGGTTGGGCGGCGGCTTGTTCGGGTCCGGCTTGGTCACGAACCGCTCGGCCGACTTGAACCCCATGTACTTCGCCAGTTCGGCCAGCACGTTGTACACGTTGTCCGGCGTGACCACGCCCAATTGCAGGCCGTTGCCCATGGCCTGGTACAGCGTCATCAGGTGCGCGACCTGCTGATCCTTGTTGCCGACCCCGAGGCCGACGTTGATCGTGACATCGAACTGATTGCGCCACTCGCGCGGGTCCATCTGGACCCACTTGCCAGACAGACGGACATTTGCCGCTTTGTTCTGGTACTGGCACACCAGCTTGAGCATCATGCGGAACAGCTCGACAAAGCCCTCCGCGAAGTTGCGCGCGATCAGGTCCAGGCGCATGTCCGCCCGGTTGGTCACGATGTTGGCCTTCGTGGCCGTCTCGGGCTTGGACAGGGCCGACGGGTCGTTGCCCTGCGACATGCGCGTCCAGCCGGTGGCGTCCTCGTTGTAGGACTTCATCACCTCCAGCATGGACATCGATTCGCCGATGTTGCCCTTGCCCTGATCCAGCCGGCCGACCATGTTCAGGCCCTTGGTCCGAACCACTCCACCCGGGCGGCTGCTCAGGAGGTCATCGAGGTTGACTTGACCCTCGACCGCCCAATACCGGCCGTTGACCTCCAGATAGAGGTTGTCCAGCGTGGAGCGCAGGATCGCCGTCTCGGTCTTTTGCCCCTCCATCGCCAGATCGGCAATCGATAGGCCATAGAACTTGTGCGGCTCCGGCACCGGGCAGATCGAGACGAACGGGATGATGTCCGTGATCTCGTTGTCCAGCGTCTTGCCGCCGCAGCGCGTGACCTTGCGCAGCTCGGCAATCCCGTCGCCGTCGTAGTCCACGCGCAGGTACGCTTCCGTCACCCAGAACGACCGCTGCGACTCGTCCCCGTTGATCTCGTCGCCCTGGGTGTACTCGTCATCGAAGGACAGCCGCTCATAGCGTTCGGCGTTGTCGTCGCCCATCGAATCATTGCCCAGCGACTCGATCAGGCCCTTATCGTAGCCCATCGAGATCAGCTCAGACCGGGTGCGACGGAAGCGATGGAACACTGCAGGAGCTTCCTGCAGGTCCATCTTGGCCTTGCGCGAGATGCCGAATTCCTCCGGGGGCACGTTCTCGATGCAGATCTTGCCGCCGGTCTTCACCCGCTTGCACACGATGTCGTACAGCATCGCCTCGGGCATCTGGCCGATATTGTCGATCTGCGCCTGAATCTGGATCGCCGCCTGCATGGCAGGAGCCTGGCCCGCCTGCGCCGCCTGCTGCGCCTGGGCCAGTTGCCCGGTCAGCTGCTCGATTGCCTTCTGCCGCTGCTTGGCGTCCTCTTCGTCCGCGTAGGACTTCTGCTCCGTGACCTCGATCTCGGGGTCATCCATGATCTGGGCCAGCTCGACCTGATTCAGGCCACGGTATTCCTCGCGGTTTTCCTCGTCCCGCGTGTCCCACCAGACCTTGATGATCCCGCGCTTGAACTTCAGCGCATCCTTGAACCACGAGTAGGTGATGGCGTGGCCGTTGTTCTTCTTGAAGAACAGGTAATTGCAGTAGTCGGTCGCCTGCCTGGCCTTCTCGTCGTCGTTCGGCTCGGTCGGCTCGAACTCCACCACCGTGTCGCCGCCCGTGAACTTGACCATGAGCTGCGGCAGCATGGATTCGACGGTGTTGCGCACCACCGGCACCACGACTTGCGAGCGGCCCGGGATGGAGGGCGGGGCGAGATCTTCCTTGGCCTCGCCGTAGAAGTAGTACTCGGCCTTGCGGCGCTGCTCGGCGAGCTTGCCAGAGTCAAAGCCAATGGCAATACGAGCCTCGGCGTCAACGAGCGCTCCGAGTTCGTCGCGGGTCATTGCCATTCGTTTCCTTTAGGTCGCTGTCTCAGCGATGCTGTCTGCGTAGGTCTTGGCGGGAGGTTTCGGTTATCGCGGCATCGCCATCAACACATTGGCGACGGCAGAAGTGAGGTCGCTGCTGATCTGCACGCCATGTTTGGTCTGCGTGTTCAGGTACGACGAATTCACATCGAAGACCTGCACGTTTTGCCAAAACACCTTGATCGAGTTGCCTTTCACGAGCACTCGCAAGACGGAGTTGGCTTCCGACGTGGTGACAATGCAGCCGGCGACGTTGGTGGCGGACCCGCCGACGATGCGGTCGATTCGCATGAACCCAGATATCGCCGTCACCCGCCAGAAATTGTTCGTGTCCTGCACGCGGAACGTGGCAAAGCAGCCAGTCCCCAGCGTCGCAATCACAACCTGCAGGTCTACGTCCGTCGTACCCGTGTTCACATACAGGTGGCTATTGCCGGAGACGGTCTGCTGCAGCTTGTTGCTGACAATCGCCAGCGTGCCCGTGCCAGCGGTTGTCCACGATGCGGCAGACCCATTCCCGGATGCCGTGCAGGCGCCAAGCGTTGCGTGATTGAAGCTGTCCCAAAACAGGCCGCCGGAATACGGCGCCATCGCTGCCGATGTTCCGGTCAGCTGCGCCGCTGGCATGAGCGCGCCGTTCCTGGAATAGAGCGCCTCAAAGAAGACCGAACTGTCGAACTCGACGCTCCCTGGGATGAATGCGTAGCTATTCGGCCCCAGCCCAAGAGTGCCAAACAGAACGCGCCACTTCGATCCGATCGGGACAAGGGCAGAGCGGTACAAATACGGAGAAGAGGTCAGCAAGTTGCACGGCCTCAGCGCTGGGCCATAGTGCGCGACGTTGCCGAACCCCGTTCCAGACGGCGGGATGCGAACTGGGTAGACGCGCCCGCCAGAGCTGGAGCCGCACATCGCCAGCCCAACGATCTCATTGCCCGGAAGCGCCTTCAGCTCAGCGTGATAAACCGCCGTCTCGCCAGCAGGGAAGTTGCTCGTCACCGCCACCGGCGCCGACCAAGGGCCGGCAAGCGATGCCGAGGTCTGGTACACGAAATCGCCACCAACGCCGCCCGGCGAGTCGCAGCTGTACATTGTCCACAGCCCGGCCGCTTGGTCGTAAAACGGGCATGGCGTGTTCAGGTAATGCGTTGCCTGCGCAAAGCTCGTCCCCACCATCTGCACCGGAGTGGACCAATTCACCCCGTTGGCGCTGGTGATGTAGTAGTAGGAAGAATTTGGAGCCGCTGTTTGGCCGTAGACGATCCCCATCGTCACGCCATCTTCCAGCATGAACAGCGTGCTGTCGTAGTTGTGGTCCGTCGCACTCGGCGGCAGCACCAGAGGGTTGCTCGCGCCAGCTGGCACCGTCCAATTCTTCCCGTCATGCGAGCAGTAGATGGACGGGTTTTCGTACTGCGGGTTTGCCCCGTCATACGGCATCGCCGCAAGCCAGAACTCCCAACCGTTCCAGCCTTGCGGGAAATACAGCATTGAGGGCTCAACAATCGAGCCCGTGCCAGCCGTTCCCGGCAGTCCTTGGTAGTCCTTGAGAACAGTCGGGAGCACACAGAAATTGTTGTACCCGCTTCCCGAGTACGCCTGTCCTTCGATATTCATCGAATCGACCAGGCGAGCTTCGCCGATGGGGTAGTACGGGAGCGCGGCCGATCGTTCCACACCGGCAAGTCGCGAAAGTCTCCCAATCACCCCCCCCGTAATAGAGACGTTGGAGGGGTTGTAAGACGTGTTGCTCGCCTGCGCCGTGCCCAGCTCGTAATACACAGCACCCTGAACGCTCGTGATCTTCACCGAGCCGCCAGCAGTGAACGGGCCAAACACCGAATCGCAGGAATACTCGCCAACGCGCGTGCCGGCCGGGCTCTCGTAGTCGAACGTCGCCCCGTCGCTCTGCACGGTCAGGATCTGTCCAGGAGCAACGGTGATCGTGGCATTCGAGCCGCTGGCAATCGTGGGCATTGTTCTGTTCCTATGCAGTCATCAGGGACGGGTAATTGAGCGACCCGCCCCACGTTTCGTTTGTCAGCTTGTCCGCGTTCAGCGCCAGGTAGCGGAACGCATCGGCGCCGTTGCTGTGCACGTCGTGCAGCGGCCCCTCTGGCGTCTGCGTCGTCTGGTTGATCCGACGCCGGTAGCGCTTCAGGCAGTCCACCAGGCCAGGCAGCTCCGGATCGACCGATGCACAAGCCGTCTTGTCGATGTAGACACGCGGGAAGATCAGGCGAGCCTGACGGATGCCCTGCTCCACTTCCATGTTCGGCGTCTGGTCAATCGAGCATCCCAGCCCGATCAGCACGTCCGCATCAGACTTGCCGGTCTGCCGGTGCTTGGCGTAGCCGTCATGGGGCAGGAAGTCCGTTCCCCAATTCCAGCCCTTGTACTTCTCGCCCCGGAACTCGGCGATGTAGTCGGCAGTCGTCCGGTGCGAGCCGGTCACATAGCCCACGATGCTGATGGCCGTTCCGTGCCTTTGGGCCAGGATGATCGCCATTGCGTCGTTCCAGCCCAGATCCCAGATGCGATGCACCTTGAGCATCGGGTCATACGGGAATCGGCCGATCCGCCCGGCTGCCTCAGCCTCGGCAATCTCGTTGAAGTAGATCGCGCCTTGCACTGCTGGCAGGCATTTGCCTTTCCAGATGTGCTCGTATTCCTCTTTGGGCAGGCGCTTCTCGTCCTTCGCCCGCTCTTTCTCCAACTCCTCCGGGAACCACGGGTTGTCCTCGAAGTTGATGAGGATGCTGATCGAGTCAGGGTCATCCAGCATCGCCCGGCGATGCGTTTCGTCGGTGTCCAGCTCCGGGTTGTACGTCACCCAGATTTCAGAGCCATCGGCCCGGATGGTCGGAACGAGGATCTTCCACGAGCGGGGCGTGATCGTCTGCCCCTCCTCGATCCAGACCCGTGTGCAGCCCTCAAAGGACTTGATCGAATCGACCGTCTGGTCCGACAGACCGGCGAAGTAGAACGCAGTCCCGTTCTTGCCCCGGATCTCGGTTTCCAGCACCTGGTAGAAGTGGCCTAGGCCAAGCGCCGCAATCTGGTCCTTCAGCAGCTGGTGGACCGACTGCTTGATCGACTTCTGCACCTCCCGGGTACACAAGACCCGGTGAGGATGTTCAACCCCTTGCAGCAGCAGTGCCCGGGCTACGCTCCACGACTTGGCCGACCCTCGCCCGCCCCGTAGAAACTTGTACCGCTTGGGCACGAACAAGCACTGCAGCTTGTCCGGAAACTTGATCGTCACGGGCGCAGGGCCGGGAACAGGCTTCGCAGACCGCCCTGCGTACAGATGCGATCCGCCCGCTCCAACTCACTCAGATACCGCAGGTGAACAAGATGCGTGTCCGGGTCGATGTCGATCGTGCTTGGGCGATTCGCCCCCGCCTGGAACACGTCCTCCATGCACGCCAGCATCCGCTCCTCGGTCAGCGCATCCATCACACACCTCCCGGCCGGACGAATTCGATCTTGATCGAGTGCCGCAGTGGGTTCTCGTCATCCCCCGCGATCTGCACAGGGATCAGCTTCGGATAGATGCTGGCCCAGAATGCGCGCTCGTTGGCCGGATCTTCCTTGGCCCAATCAATCAGACGGTTCACGCCGCCCAGACCCTCGGCTGCAAGCGCAATCGCTTCCTTGGCCGTCTTGGTGGTCTTGCTCACGGCACCCTTGGGCTTGCCAGGGTTGCCAGGGCCGAATCGACCCGAATTTTTCGGTTTGTCCATTTGCGCGGGTCCTTTCGGGTGTCCGCAGTGCGTTAGGAGACGCTAACGTCTCACTGCTTATAGAAGACCGTGCAGTCCACAGTGCCGGAGATGGTCACGGTCAGGGTGCCGTTCCACTTGGTGGGCAGGCGATAGAACTGCCCGGCGGTCGGCGTGAAGGTGTTGACCAGGGTTCCAGTCGTGTCCGCGACCTTGATGGTCGGCGTGGCAGATGCCGAGGCGACAAAGATCCCCAGCAGCGAGCCGCCGCCGATCAGAGTGGCGTTCGTTGCGGTGATGTTCAGAGCACGGTCGCCCGTCTCAAACACTTGGCTTGGGTTACGCATGAGCGTGCTCCAGAAGAATGAGTAATGCGGTCTTGGGCGGCCCCTCGCCGCTTGCATCGGCGTTCCGTCCAGACTCCGCGCGGCCGATTGCCCTTGTGCCGCGAGGGCCAGCTTTGCCTTGCAGA